CACAATAAAGATAAAGTAACAATAGAATCAAACTTTTGTTACATTTATAAAAACAGTTATGAACATATTCTATTTACACGAAGATCCATTAAAAGCTGCCGAAGACCTTTGCGACCAACACGTACTCAAAATGGGCATAGAATCTGCTCAAATGCTGTCTACTGCGCACTGGATGAACGGATCTACTGCACCGTACAAGAAAGCACACGTAAATCACCCTTCCACAATATGGACTCGCTCATCTAAAAGCCATTATGATTGGTTGATTGAGCACGCTAAAGGCATATTCAAAGAGTATACAAAACGGTACGCAAAGCAACACAAGACCGAAAGCGTGTTGAATTGGTTAGTAGAAAACAGACCGCAGTTACCAAATATAGGCTTTGTTCCTCCTCCCCAGTGCATGCCTGAAGATTACAAAAACAAAGACACAGTTAAGGCCTACAGGGACTTCTATTTGTACGATAAGATATTGACAAAGGGCTTAAACTACAAAAGATCGAGTTCGGTACCAGAATGGTTAAGTAGCTAGTATGCATATTTATAAGAAAAACATGGATAACGCGTTTAATAAACTATCTGAGATATTTTGCAACAGAACCACAAAAAAGGTACTGTTTCTTTTGTCTATGGCTATTAGCATATTGTGTTTAATAACCATATTTTCTTTGTTCCCCAACTCAAGTAGTGATCTAAAAAAACAGGTAGATGATCTACAAAAGCGTTCCGAAGAATTGTTAAAAGCTCAGGCAAAATACGATAGTACCATAAATAGCCAAGAGGCGTACGTAATTGAGTTGGAGGGAAAAATAGCGAACATTAAAGAAAGAACAACAGTAATCAAAGAGTACTACACAACGATAAGAGAGCAAGTCAGTGCGTACGATTACAGACAGATAGATTCCTTCTTCAGACAAAAATATAACTATTAATCATGAAAAAATTAGTCATCCTGCCTTTATTGATATTGACTTTTAGTTGTTTTTCACAAGACACCGTTAAGTTGCCAACTCACGTTGCAAAACAGATCATAAAAGATTTGGTTGATTATGAAAGTGTTAAAGCGCAATTGAAATTAATTAAAGAGCAGATGGATGTCATGGACCAAGTGAGTCAAGCAAAAGACACTATCATACTAAATTATAAATACAAGGTAGAGAACTGTGAGAGTAGAATCGAGATAGAAAAGAGGATAGTTGATCTTTACAAACAGGAAGCTATAAGACTTAAAAAAGAATACAAAAAGCTAAAATTAAAAACAACGCTAACTAAAATAGGATCGGGAGCGATTATAGGCACTCTTACATATTTGTTGATAGTAAAGTAACATGTCAGATAACAAACAGTACATAAGAGATAGGATAAAAGAGGAGTTCATAAAGTGTGCTCAAGATCCTGTGTATTTCATGAGGAAGTACTACATGATCCAACACCCCACTAGAGGAAGGCAACTGTTCGATCTTTACGACTTCCAAGAAAAGGTATTAAAGCTTTTCCAAACGAACGAATACGCGATAATAAACAAATCAAGGCAGCTTGGTATATCAACGCTAGTATCAGCTTACTCTCTTTGGTTGATGCTGTTCAACAAGGATAAGAACGTTCTCGTTGTAGCAACTACGCAAATGACCGCTAAGAACATGGTTACTAAGGTTCGCTTTGCTTACCAAAACTTACCCGCTTGGTTGAAGATAGGACATTCAGAAGACAACAGATTGAGCCTTAGATTGGTTAACGGTTCACAGATAAAGGCCGTATCAGCAGCGGGAGACGCAACACGTTCAGAAGCTGTATCTTTATTGGTCATAGACGAAGCCGCTTTCATTGACAGGATAGAGGACATATTCACAGCGGCGCAACAGACGTTAGCAACCGGAGGTCGATGCATAGCGCTGTCTACTCCAAACGGCGTTGGTAACTGGTTTCACAAGACTTACACAAAAGCGCAAAAGAAAGAGAATCGCTTTTTACCCATATCTCTACCGTGGACAGTACACCCCGAAAGAAACGAAGAGTGGAGGGAACAACAGACTAAAGAACTTGGAGTAAGAAACGCTGCGCAAGAGTGCGATTGCGATTTTGCTACATCAGGCGCTGGTGTTATAGAACCAGAGATATTGACATGGTACGAAATGAACATGATTAGTGAACCTTTGGAAAGGCGTGGCATGGACAAAGCGCTGTGGATATGGGAGTATCCCGATCCAATGAGGTACTACGCAATAATAGCTGACGTTGCTCGTGGAGACAGTTCAGACTACTCTGCGTTTCACGTTATAGACACAGAGACGTTATCACAAGTGGCAGAATACAAATCACAGATAGACACAAGGGAATACGCTAACGTTCTATTGGCAATCGCTAACGAATACAATCAAGCGTTGTTAGTTGTTGAAAACGCTAACATAGGCTGGGACGTTGTACAAACTGTTGTAGACAGCGGATATCCGAACGTTCACTACAGTCACAGGATCGACGCAGATAACTCTTTTGAGAAATACATAGATAGATTCGATAGAGGATCAGGGTTAGTCCCAGGATTCACCATGAGTCAAAAGACACGTCCTTTGGCTATAGAGAAGATGAGAGATTTCATTGAAAACAAGATAGTGACCATAAGATCCATACGACTCCTGGAAGAGCTTCGAGTATTTGTTTGGAAGAACGGCAAACAGCAAGCCATGCAGGGATACAACGACGATCTAGTAATGTCGTTTGCGATGGGAATGTACCTAAGAGAGACATCGTTAAGGTTCAAAAAAACAATGGATAGTTTAACTTCAGTGTCGATAAACAACATAAACAAGACAAATAACAGTCATTATTTACCGTCTGCTAACCACAACTACAACGGATACAACAATCCATGGAGCATGCCAATATCAACGCCAGACGGACAAACGCATAACCACGACCTTTCTTGGTTACTATAAAATAACAAAAAATGGAAGAACAAAAGAAACCGCAAGAGAATTTGTTTAGTACGCTTAGACGCTTATTTTCTACAGACGTGATAATAAGAAACGAAGGCGGAGGAATGCTAAAAGTAGTAGACACCGATAGGATACAAAACTCCGGTGTTGTACAGACTAACAGCTTAGTGGATAGGTTCCACAAGGTTTATACGACGTCTACTGCTTACGGTGTAAACATGAACTTGGCGCAGAACTACCAATCAGCCCGTGTACAGATATACGCTGACTACGATGCGATGGACACAGACGCTATCGTTGCATCGGCTTTGGACATCATAGCTGATGAATGTACGCTTAAGAACGAACAGGGCGAAGTGCTACAGATACGCTCTTCTGACGAAAACATACAGAAGCTTCTTTATAACCTTTACTATTCCATCTTAAACATCGAGTTTAGTCTTTGGGGATGGATAAGAAACATGTGTAAGTACGGTGACTTCTATCTAAAGCTTGAAATGGCAGAGAAATACGGAGTTTACAACGTAATTCCATTCTCAGCCTACAACATAGTTAGACAAGAGGGATACAACCCAGAGAATCCTTCCGAGGTAAGATTCAAATACGATCCAAACGCAGCAATAGCGTCCACAACAGGTTATTCATCAGCATTCAATAACCAAGACGTTGGGATATGGTTCGATAACTACGAAATGGCTCACTTCAGATTGACCGGAGACGTTAACTATCTTCCTTACGGTAGATCTTACCTAGAGCCAGCAAGAAAGCTATTCAAACAGTACACGCTCATAGAAGACGCGATGTTGATTCACAGGATAGTAAGAGCTCCAGAGCGCAGAGTGTTTTACGTTAACGTTGGTGCTATACCTCCAGCAGAAGTGGAAAACTACATTCAAAGGATGATGAACAAGATGAAGAAGACTCCTTTGATGGACCCGCAAACCGGTAATTACAACCTAAAATACAACGTACAGAACATGCTTGAGGACTTCGTTATTCCTGTTAGGGGTAGCGATCAGACCACGAGGATAGATACTGCAAAAGGTCTGGACTACAACGGTATCGAAGACGTTGCATACTTCAGAGAAAAACTGTTCGCAGCATTGAAGATACCAAAAGCGTTCATGGGATACGAAAAGGACTTAACTGGTAAGGCAACGCTAGCCGCAGAAGATATACGCTTTGCTAGAACAGTTGAGCGCATACAACGCATCATAGTGTCTGAGTTAACGAAGATAGGATTGATTCACCTATACGCTCACGGATACACAAACGAATCAGCCGCTAACTTCACCATATCACTAACAAATCCATCGATAATATATGATCAAGAAAGGGTGGCACTATTCAAAGAGAAGATAGACCTAGCTAAACAGGCTATGGAGGGACAGTTGTTACCGAGGGACTACATATACGATAAAGTATTTCACTTCTCTGAGGATCAATACCTAGAGCTCGAAGACATGATACTAGAAGACCAAAAGAGAGCGTTTAGGTACAAACAGATAGCAGAAGAGGGCAACGATCCAGCAGAAACAGGACAAGCTTTCGGTACTCCACACCAATTGGCAAGCCTGTACGGTGGAAAGGGAGACATGTCCCTAGACGTACCAACAGGATACGATGAGAATAAACCAGAGAAAGAGTACGAATCACCAGGTAGACCGCAGAAGTACAAATCCAAACGCGGAACAGACGCAAGTCCTTTTGGAAGAGATGGAATGGGAGTGTACGATCTGAAGTCAAACGCAGAAACTGGAGAAGACAAGCTTAAGCCAGAGTACAGAGGAGGACCGTTGGCGTTAGAAAGCACTATGGCAGAACTGTTAAAAAACAAACAAATGCTTGATAAGATAGCGAGTAAGTCTCAAAGAAAGGTGAAACTTTTTGAATCCACCGATCTTTTAGACGAAAGTAACATATTACAAGATCCCGAGTAATTATTTGTTATATTTATAGATAGACTATTAACGCAACATGCCAGTAAAACATAGTAAATACCGCAATCCGGCGATACTGTTTGAACTATTAGTTAGACAGACTACAGCCGATTTGGTACAAAACAAAGACACCAAAGCCGTTAAGATACTCAAGAAGTATTTTGTGAATACGGAGTTGGGAAAAGAATACCAACTGTACAACTCTTTCAATACAACTGAAAAGCTATCAGAGGCAAAAGCCGAGATGTTCATAAGCACTGTGCTCGAGCAGAGAAAGAAGCTTGATAGCGAAAAGCTAAACAGACAGAAGTATAACCTGATAAAAGAGATAAAGAGCAGTTACAACATCGACGACTTCTTCAAAGCGAAGATAGACAGCTACAAGACCTACGCTTCTATATACACGGTGTTTGAATCTCAGTATAGTTCTACCGTTGATACAAAACAGGTGTTGCTGAACAAGATTAACCTTTTAGAGCACATAACAGAAGAAGAGATACAGAATAAGCCCATCAGTGCTACCATGGTTCAAGACCTCATGAAAGAGGACAAAGAGATCAGACTGTTAGCGTACAAGTTGATGGTAGAAAAGTTCAATTCAAAATACAACAACTTCTCAGAAAGACAGAAAGAGGTGTTGAAGGAGTACATAAACAATATATCAGAGACAGAAAGCCTTAAGAGCTATTTGAACGGATTGATAAAGCAAATCAAGACTGAGTTGGTCGAGATCAAAAAGGGCATAGAAGACAAAGTAACAGTCATAAGACTAAACGAAACAATAAAGCTTCTCAACCCAATAAAACAGAACGAGTCAATAAAGGACGACGCTATATCTAATCTGTTGCAATACATAGAGCTCATAGACATACTAAAACAGAAGTAAAGCATGAAGCAATTCAACAACTCTTTTGCTACTATAAAATTGAGAGAGACGCTCGTTGAGAACAAAGTGACGTTCACTATAGACGATGAAAACATAGACAGCCTATTCAACAAAAAGTTTGAAGCGAATGTCGATTACGTACAAGACGGCACAGACGTATACTATGTAACTGATCAGAGCGATCTTGAGAATTTCGTAGACTATGTAGAGAGCTCCGGAATGGATTCTAGCAAAATACACATTAAAGAAGAGGGAAATGTAACTGGCGGAGGAGAGGCTTACAACGCTTCTTTACACGTAAGTAAAAAGAAAAGAAACCCTTTTACAGAGGACGAACTATCAGGATACAAGAAGCTTAAGGGCTTTAGAGCCGGTCACACTAAGGACACTGGAGGATTCCAATACAGCGATTTATGGGGAGTTAACGAGGGGTTCGAAGTTGGAGATAAAGCTAAGGTGACGATGAAGGGTAACGTAAATCACAATAAAATAGGCGAAATAGTAGACGTTACAGAAGACGGAAAGTACTTTACACTTCAGTTCAAAAACAACACAAAGTCCATATATCACCAGTCTGACATAACTATACCAGCGGGAATAAAAGACTTCCAAGACAAACCGAGTTTAAACATACAGGACGAACAATTAGCTGAGGACGACGAAGACATTTACGAACCAGAAGAACAAGACGATAACGAGGATAGCTACGATTGGTATAAAGATGAATACATAAAAGAAAATCACTCTGATTCGAATGCTCAAGAGCTAGAAAGAGTAGAAAATCTATTATCCGTTGCCCATCAAAAGAACGATTATTCTGTAATGACAGCTTACGAGAACAGAATAAAGCTGTTAAAATTCATAGTACTGTTAGAGAAAAAACTAGGCAAACAACTACCCACCTTCCAATTCGGAGAGTATTTTAGCGACTACGTAAAAGACAACTTCGGATACACTGGGAAGATAAAAAGAAATGCGTACGGAGCAGTAGTAAATTTGAAAGACGTAGCCACACACGTACTAGGCGACAAAGCGTTGAACGAGAACTATCACAGATTCAAAAAAGAGACAGTTACCAGAAGCAAAGAGCAGCAGATGCACGAAGCGATGAAACTGGTTAGAAAGAAGCTGTATGAAGCTGAGAAGGTGATAGATTACGTTAAGACAATGAAGGAAGAGCTTGGTCTACAGGAGTACAAGAGCCACACAAACAAATTGATGGAGAAGCTTCAAGTATCCATCAGCGAGATATACAAAAAATATAAAAGCATAAAGTAAAAATGGCAAAAGCAAAATCAGCAGGAGATAGTCGTAAGATTACATTCGGCAAAAGAAAGAAAGGAAAAGCCCAAAAGTCTCACAATAAACACGATAGAAAAGAGAGGAATTACAACGGACAAGGACGCTAATTTAACATATTTATTAGTATGACAAACATAACCAAACTTTATCAACAGCTACAAGAGGGTAAGACAACCCGCGAATATTTCGTTAGAGAAGCCCGCAGACAGTTTCCACAGTTCATTAGTCCTGTGACTTCTTTTGACGACGCTGTAAATATATTGAAGAGCAAGAGACTGGTGTCCGAAAACTTAACTAAAGAAGTTAGCGGAGCTAGATTTGATACGTTGGGAGAAACTCAAATGACAGATCAAGCGATAATTAAACGTGCAAAACAATTGGGAATAGAGGACAGCATTGTATTAGATGGAGAGGGCGGTGTAGAGAACGCTGAAGAAATGATAGCTTTAATAAACAACTCAGAGCCTATAAACGAAGCCCACAAGCTTGACGCAGAACAGATACTAGACAGAATGTCTCCATACGCTGTTAAGAAGGGAATAGAGGTAGAGCTAAAGAAAGAAAAGACTTACGACAATACAACTATCGATAAGGTAAAAGAGAGAGTGGCCAGGAAGCTCAAAAAGAACCCAAACGCTTACGACGATCAGATCATAGCCAACGTAAAGAAGGTTGAAAAGCAGGACAAAGAGCTCGAAGCTACAGAGCTAAAAAAAGAGTTGGTCGACAAGAAGAACGCGATGAGAAAGCCTAAGGGGTTTAAAGCTGATAAGGCTAACACAAAAGCTTCTAAGAGAGAAAACAGAAAGGGCAAACCAAAGGGCGTTAAAGTTATGCCTGATAAGGGCGTAACAGGGACTGAGAAGGTGATAAAAGAAGACGTCATAGAGAATATCAAAAGCTGGCTTCAAGAGAACATAACGAGGGAATACCACCCAGGTATGGAAGTACAAACACCAGACGGACACGGTATAGTAAAAGAGGTCAAAGGCGGTACGTTAACAGTTGAATTGGACGATAGTAATTTGAAAGACTACCAATTCAATGTGATAAATAAGTTGATGGACAAAGAGCCCGAATCACAACCAGAAATTCAACCGTCTTCTGGTGATGAAATGACTAAAGCCGATAGAGACGCTGCATGGGCAAAAATAGGAACGCCTATGGGTAGCGTTAAAGGCACAGATACTGGAATTCCCAAGTCGCTTTACTCAGCTATGACACCAGAGGAAAAAATAGCCGCTATAATAGAAAAGTTGAACAAGATGGAAGAGGGCGAAAAGAAAGAGAAGATCAAAGAGATGATAAAGTCTAAGTTAAAAGAAGCGAAAGCTTTAGTAGTACCTAAAACAGCAACAGATCAACAAGTAACAAAAATAGTTTCTACTGATCCGACTATAAAACCTGGAACACCTTTAGAGATAATAAGAAAATAATGTCCAAACAACTACTGATAGACCACTCGGTATTCCAACCGACGAACATACTAAGGGAATCAATCGATGCTAAGACCCGAAACATGGTCGTGATTGGTCTTGTGCAAGCTTGCGACAAACCAAATGCAAACAGACGCATTTACCCATACGATGTACTGTATCCTCAGGTTGAGAAATACGTAACTGGTCCAATAGCTGAGAATAGAGCGTTGGGAGAATTGGATCACCCCGAGTCTTCCATCATAAACTTAAAGAACGTATCACACAACATATTGGAACTGTGGTGGAAGGGAAAAGATCTCTACGGAAAGGTTGAGATACTACCTACACCTTCAGGCAACATACTAAAGGAGCTCTTCCTAAATAACATCACAGTAGGCATATCTTCAAGAGCTTTAGGTTCCACTACTCAGATAGGCGAAGGCTTGGTTAGAGTGGAAGAGGACTTAGATATAATCTGTTGGGACTTCGTATCCCAACCAAGTACCTACGGAGCTTACATGCGACCACAACAGTCGGTAGGCTTAGGCATAAACGAATCTGTTAACTTCCAACAACAAGAGACAAAGTACAGTAAGGCAAATCAGCTCATGAGAGACCTAATTTGCGAAATGTCAGGAGTTTGTTGCGTTAACTAAGTGATTCTACCAAAAATATACATATTTATTGATAAATGTGCAAATCCCACTATTGCACTAAATCAAAAAAACACATATTGCTTCAATCTACAATAAGCAATTAAAAACCAAAAAAAATCATGGACAACAAAATTTACAAAGAAGCGATTCTTGACGCCAAAGCATTACGCGCCGGTGCAATCGCAAACGCAAAATCAATCATGCAAGAAGCACTTGAACCCGCTATTCAAGAAATGATGCGCCTTAAACTATCCGAAGAACTCGAAGAAGAAATCGAAGAAGGATACGAAGAGGAAGGAATTGAAGAATACGGTGACGAGCATGCTGTAGCCACAAAAGACGCTTTAGAGAAAAAAGAAGAAGGCGAAATGTATGATGAAGAGGTTGAAGAAGTTACTGACGCTACTTTAGAAGAAATCCTTGCTGAGCTCGACGCTTTGGAAGAAGATCAACTAAACGAAGCCGAAGAAGACGAAGCTGAAGACGAAGAAGAGTCTGAAGAAGCTGAGGAAGACGAAGAAGGCGTAACAGATGACACTAAAGTAGTTCAACTAACTTTGGGAGATCTTAAAGCCGCTTTGATGCCTCAAGCCGCTGAAATGGGAGACGAAGCCGGTGAAGAATCAGAAGAAGCTCCTCTATCTTTGGACGAAATTTTAGCTGAAATGGAAGCTGAAAAGTACGAAGAAGCAATCGGGGAAGAAAGCAAAGAACCCGTTAAAGAGTTTATGCAATCTCAAGGCGCTTCTCAAGCTTTTGGAGAAATGCTACTTGGTTTGGCCAGAAAAGTTGGTATTCCTGTTGAAGGCATAGACGCAACAACTATCGGTACTGCCGTAGGAAGCGTAGCTGGAGCAGCTGGTTTAATAACTAGCGCGATAGTAGCTGGAAACTGGGATAAAATAAAAGCCATCATCTCCTCAGCACTTGGTAAAATTAAAGGTAAATCTGCAGTAGCGGAAGAAAAAGATCACGGTATTGAAGAAGAACTGAAAACAGCAAAAGAAACAATCGCCGAATTGAGAGAGAGCATCAACGAAATCAACCTCTTGAACGCTAAGCTTCTTTACATGAACAAGATCTTCAAAGCCAAATCTTTGACTGAGTCTGAAAAAGTAAAAGTAGTTAAAGCTTTCGACAGAAACGCAAGCATCAAAGAAGTTAAAAACACTTACGAGACGCTTAAAGAATCTATCCAAGCTAAAAAATCACAGGTTATTAAAGAATCTGTAGGTTTCGCATCAAAACCGATCGGAGTAGCCCCTAAAACTAACATCGTGGAAGCTGACGCTTTCGTTAACAGGTGGCAAAAGATCGCAGGTATCAAATAAAAAATCAAAAACAAAACAAAAAACCAATAATCACAATGGCAAATTTAGTAAGCTCGCTTTTAAGCGAATCAGCCCAAACTGCCTTCGAAAGCCAAACAGGTGTTGCTACCCGTCTTTCGAAAAAATGGGAAAAATCCGGACTTTTAGAAGGTCTTCAGGATTACGAAAAGAACAACATGGCAGTGTTGTTAGAAAACCAAGCAAAACAGCTCGTAGTTGAAACCACACAAACTAACCAAGGCGGTAGCAACTGGAGCGCAGGAAACGGCGAACAGTGGGCTGGCGTAGCTCTTCCATTGGTTCGTAAGATCATGGGTCAGATCGCTGCGAAAGAGTTCGTTAGCGTACAGCCTATGAACCTTCCTGCTGGTCTAGTATTCTACCTTGATTTCCAATACGGAGACACTAAGACTCCTTTTGGATCTGGTAACTCAATCTACGGTACTCCTTCTGCTAACTTCGGTAACTTGGCTGCTGGTGGTCTTTACGGCGCTGGTAAGTTCGGTTACTCTTTGAATCAGTTCAGTGCTTCTTCTACTGCTACTATCACTTCAGCTTCTTACGCTGACATCGACTTTAACGCAGACCTTTCTGCTTCTTTCGTTGCTGGTCAAGTTAAGAAGATCGCTGTAGCATCTAGTGATTTAACAACTGCTGATTTGGACGCTGTTCGTTCTTTCATACCAGTATCTGGATCTACTTTCACAACCGCTGCTACTCGCGTGTTGCAAAACTTCACAAAAGTTAACGGCGCAAACGTTGAGTTCTTCGTAACTGCTTCTACTGCAGAAGTTGCTGGTACAGCATTTACAGTGTTCTACAGCAAGCAAACCGACTTCAACTCTCGCGGTGACTTCGAAGACAGAACTGGCTTACCTTCAGTTCCTAACGCTGCTTCTAACACATCTATCGTTATCCCTGAGATCAACGTACAGATGAAGAATCAGACCGTTTCTGCTAAAACTCGTAAGTTGAAAGCGCAATGGACTCCTGAATTTGCACAAGACCTTAACGCTTACCATAGCCTTGACGCTGAAGCTGAATTGACTGGCATGCTTTCTGAGTACATCTCTCTTGAGATTGACCTTGAAATCCTTGACATGTTGATTGAGAATGCTCAAACTGTAGCAAACTGGTCTGCACAAATCGGTAACCAAATCAATGCTGCTGGTACAGCTTATGTATCTAACACAGCAGGTGCTTACTACAACCAAATGTCTTGGTTCCAAACTTTGGGTATCAAGCTTCAGGCTGTATCTAACAAGATCCATCAGTTGACTCTTCGTGGTGGTGCTAACTTCCTAGTTTGCTCTCCAACTGTTGCTACAATTCTTGAGTCTATCCCAGGATTTGCTGCTGATACAGACGGAGCTGCTGATACTATGAAGTATGCCTTCGGTGTACAGAAG